GCGCCGAAAATTCCCCCAATATCACCGTGAATTTTGTGCACAATGCCGAAGTGCAAAATCGGTTCCGGTACTTTAGGACAGTAAAGCGATGATGCAAATAATTACTAGTTATCACGTCGATATAATGTATACAAGAAAAGGACTCCTGTTTGGGAGTCCTTTCTTTGTGTTTAGGGCTTGAAAATGTTAGTCATCTTCAGTAAACGGAATGTTGTTCTTTACCCAACTGTAACCAAAACGGCCAACAGGGCCAAACTGGAAATAGTTAACACCCGATGTTTGAATAATAAAGGGAGTGGTAAAATTGAGGTCAAGCCGGGGGTTATCGGACATATTAAGGATTTCGCATTTTGTAACGGGTTTTGTTTCAACAAAGGCCCCTGCGGCGTTAAAAAGGCTGATTGATGTAGGGGAGTTGGGAACAAAAGTCCAACACTGTTTAAAGCGTGCGACAATATCAGGGACGAAAGCCGGGATGTTAAAGTAGCCAATGGAAGAACCTTCGGCGTAAATACCGGGGTGAATGGTGTAAGAATCAAAACTTCCACCGGGGACGATACTGCCTTCCGGGTAAAGCTTATTCAGAAAATTCAGATAGTCAATACCCGCAAGGTCAGTACGAATATTGGCAATCATTTGAGTAATGGTGTGTGTTGGGTATGTCGTGTGCCAGTCGCCAATAGTTGCGCTATTCGTTCTGGCTCTGGAATCAAGGTCAGTTGCACATTCGCTGATAGTCTGGCCCGGGTGGTCGGTCTCCCAGTCGCCAATATTGGTATTTGCCTTATCAGCTGCAGCCTGTGCTGCGGTGATTTTAGCATCCTGTGCCGCCTGTCCCTGATTGTAGGTCGTTTCAGTGACGAACCCGCTCACGTCAGGAATAGAGCCGCTCACATCCGTCACCGCCTGCGCAATCGTCTTGCCGGGGTGCTCTGCGTTCCAGTCGCCGATAACTGCGGCGTTCGCGTCTGCTTTGGCAGCATTCGCGGCGGTCTCGTTTTCAAGGCTGGTCGCACACTGGCTGATAGTCTGGTTCGGGTGGTCGGTCTCCCAGTCGCCAATATTGGTATTGGCTTTGTTGGCTGCGTTCTGTGCGGCGGTGATTTTGGTATCCTGTGCGGCCTGTCCTTCCGTGTAGGTCTCTGTTTTCACATACCCGGAAAGAGACCCAGTTACATTTGCAATAGCGTCTTTGTTCTGCTGAATAGCGGCATCCTGTGCAGTGTCCTTGGCCTTGATGTTCTCGATATCGGTCTTGTTGGTGGTATTGTCACCTTCAAGAGCCTTGATGCGGGTGTCCTGTGCGGCCTGCCCTTCCGTGTAGGTCGTGGTATCGACTTTGTGGTTTGCAAGGTCTCTTACCTCTTCCATGTCGGCTGCGAGAGTATCACAGCGACCGTTCAGGGCAGTATCAGCGTTGGCGCGTGTAAGCTCTTCCTTCTGCACTTCCTGCGCAATGGTCGTATCAGGGAAAGCATTATCCCAGTCCGACGCATTGCTTTCAAGACTGGTCAGGCGTTCAGCATGTTTTGCGATTTCTGCCGAATTGTCAGAAATGTTTTTCGCGTTCTGGCTGATGTTGGTGTTCTGGATGGTCTGTTCAGCTTTCAGGGCATCAATATCAGTTTTGTTGGCGGTGATGCGATTGCTCAGAGCGGTATCGGCTTCTTCACGGGTCTGTGCTTCGGCAGCGTCTGCCGCCTTATAAGCCGCGTCAAGCTCAGAAATAGCCTGCTTGCGGTCGGCAGTCTCCTGTGCAATAGCAGCGGCGTTTGCCTGCTCTGCGGCCTTTGCGCGGTCGATCTCGGCGTTCAGACTGGCGGTCAGGTCGGTAATGTTGGATTCGACAGTATCCAGACGTTCGCCCCACGCCGCCATATTCTTTTCCCACTGCTGCACCTTTTCGTTCCAGCCGTTAATCAAGTCGGTAAACGTCTTGTTATCCTTCTGGAACTGCTCAACCAGTCGGGACAGGTCAAGCACGGTTTTCTTGAGGTCGGCGAACTGATAGTTATAGTCGGACGTTTTGACCCAATATTTTGTCTGTCCTTCCGGGTACGGGGGCAGCTGTGCGCCCTTCGGCACATAGCACTTAGAGGTGTAACAGCTGCCGTCATGGATAACAATAGTCAGCGGTTCAAACTCCCGTTCATCATCCCACTCCACGGGGTCTGCAAAAATGGGCACATACCGTGCACCAATATACATGCTCGTGCCGCCCTTGAACGGGGGACACGGATGCGGGGGGCATCCGTGCGGATGGCAGCAATCCCCACCCGGAGCGTGTGGTGCGCATGAAATAGGGAAGTCATTGCAATTACAGTTTGCCATAATGAAAATGCTCCTTTCTTAGTAGTAAACGACCAAATGCCCAAACCCGGGTTTATCGGGGTCAAGCAGGGTATCAAAGTGCAGGAATTTCCAGCTTGCGGGGATATAGGCGACAAAATGCCCGTCGTCGTCAAGGCCAAAGAACACAAACCGAACCATCTGATAAATGATATCGGTCATATTGGTGTTGACCCACTCAAGAAACGTATCTTTGGTAAAGTCGCCTGCTTTCAGCTTTGCAAAAAGCTGGTCAGTTGCGTCTTTCAGCTGCGCCGTCAAGATATCCAGACCATCAAGGCGGGTATCCTGTCCGATGTCATGCAGCCGCAAGGTTTCGGTATTGGTAAGGGCCTGCTTGAGCTGGTTCACCAGCCAATACAAGTCGTACTGGTAATGGTCGCCGGGTGCAGCATACGGGGGCGACGTTTGAAAGATAAACGGGGTGCTGATATCGGGGTTTTTCGTTTCGTCAGCCATAAGCTACTCCTTTCATAAAATCCCCCGCTTGCGCGGGGGTCAGTCAATTAGTGTTTGCCGTTCAGCTGCGCAAGCAGTGCATCAGCTTTCAGTGCATTGGTGGTGAAACTGTTGTTCTTCCACCATGCAATCAGGGCGGCGACGGTGGTAAAGCCAGCCGTTACCAGCTGTTCAAGCGTTTCCGATTCGATGGGCAGGGGGCTTTTGCCGCACGCGCTCAAAATCTGGTTGACGATGGCAAGGACAAGGACAAGGGTACGGGCAATAGTGCCTGCGGAAATGTGAAGGTCGTTCATGGTTTTTCTCCTTTCAATTGGTTGATATGCTCTAAATCATCAATGCGATGATTTGCGACTTTGATTTGTTCTTCAATGACGGGGATTTTCTCAGCAAAGGAATTGTGCTTGCGGACTTCTCTGGTCAACTCTTCAATTTTCACGTCTGTGACGGCTTGTGATTTGCTGTTAGCAATCAGGACACCCGCAAGGGTGACAATTCCCGATACAAGGGCGGCGATAATTGCGTCCATGGTATCGCCCCCTTAATACACATCCAAACAGAACTTTGCATGATAATCATTGGCAATCGCCATGTACACGTCAAACAGAACGGTTTCGCGCTCTGCATCAATCATCTGTTGTGTGGTGGTAACACCAATGTTGCCTTGTTTAATCCAGCCATGATTGTACATATCGGTGACTTTTTCTTTGCCTACCTCTTTGGCATCTTCGTGCCGGATATCGTGAGCCTGCGTTTTCGTGTCGGTCGTGCCTTTGGTCGTGCCGTCCGTCTGGCTTCCGGTGGTCTGGTCTTCGTGCCCGTGGGTCTCTGTGTCAGTCGTGCCGGTGGTGTTGGTAGTCGAATTGGCTACAGTGGTAGACGTTCCGGCAAAATCGGTAGTTTCTTTATGCTCTCCGTTTTCGGTGCTTTTAAAGGTCTCCTCTGCTACGGTGTGCGTCTGGTCGTCTGGCTGGTAGTCAGGCGCGTTCTCCGGGCTGATGTCTCGTGTTACAGTCTGGTCAAGTTTTTTCGTGCTTTCCGTGGTCTTTTTGTCCGTGCCTGCAACGTCCGTCTTGTTGGCGGTCGTGGTGGTGCTGGTATCGTCTGTGATAGACTTTCCTTCGGTCTCAGTGTGCCCAGTTCCGGCTGTTTCGTCGTGCAGCTCTGTGCTTCCGGTTTCGTGATAGTCTCCGGTCGTCACCTGTCCCACGGTCTGCCCGCTCTTGCCGCGATTGACGGCGGTTCTGTCCTGCGTCGTATCGCGGTCAGTGGTGCGGATATCGGTGGTACGCTCCTGCACGTCGGTGTTCCAGATGGGATTGTATTTCAGCTGCGTTGTGCTATAGAGCTTTTCCCAGATAGGCATGCTTTCCTGCACCCAATACCGGATAGCGTCCACCATCCAATACGGGTCAGGCCGGTAAAGGGGTGCAAGGCCGTGCTCCCGCATGATGATGTGAATGGCGAGTTCTCTATCCATGCCAGCAGGCACAGCAAAATCACGAAACAGGCCTTCCGGGATATTGCACAGGAGCTTGCACGCGCGGTCAATCGCGTCACTGTTTTGGTTCGTGCTGTTTTGGTTCGTTACGCTCCCCCAGTACATTGGCATCATTTGCACCCCCTTCTCTCAGTTCCGGCGGTTCGTTGATTTCGATTGAGATATTGGTTCCATACATATCATTGCACACTTTCACCGATTCGTCAAGAGAAATTTTCCAGACTTCCCGGCGATTGTACGTTTCAGCGTCCGCGCTGGCGCTTTCATTCGTTACAAGCCGCTCTTTTTTATCAGGCTGCACACGAATGCCCAGTTCACGGTAAAAGTCCTGCAAAGTCTTGCGTCTCAGGTCGTACAGGTCAGGAAGAATGAAGTTTTTCGACAAATCGCGGTCGAACTGCATGATAGGCAGCTGATACTGTGCATCGGCCTTGTTCATGACGGGCTTTTGCAGCTCTCCGTTTACCACAATGGCGGGCTTGCCGTTTTCCAGCTGCTCAAAAATGGTCTCAAGGGTGCGGCGGTCTTTGTCGTTTTTGGCTATGGCAGCATAAGCAAAACGGCTGTTTACAACGGCCTGCCGGATAGACACCTCAAGCTGCTGCATTTCAACGGCGTATTTTTCGATGATATCCCAGACCCCGCGATAATCGGGGGTCAGCTTGATAACGGCGCATTCCGTGCCGATTTCAAGCGGCCTGTCGAACTGAAAGAACGGCGTTTGCACCATCATGCCGCGCGGCTGAAACTGCAATCCAAAGCCAGTAGGCGCACCCGGTTGCACCACAAGGCCGTATGTTTTGGAGTTGAACACAACAGCATATCCCATGCGCAACAGCTGGTAAAGAAATGCATCGTAGTCCCATCCGATTTGTCCGGGGCCTGCTTCCGGCAGGCCATGGATTTTATACAATGCGCGCATACGCTGGAAGAACGACCGCTCCCAGTAGTTGAGCACGTCCGTGCTCAAAGACGGGGGACGAAACCCGCCACACGCCTGCACGTCATAATTTCCCTGATAGCACTGATACATGGTATCACCTTTCCTTCCTTATTCGATAAATACACCGCCGTCCATAGCAGCGTTAATGTATGCGGTCTCTGCGCTGGTCGCCATAGGTGCAGCGACGGAAAAACCACGCGTCTGGCAGTATCCTGCAGCGGGGGTGTCAATTTTCATCACGGGATGCCCGTACATGCTTTGAAAATTCGTGTCGTCCGTGGGCGGGTAGTAAAGCAGGGTCAAACATGCTTCCATAGACTGCAGCGCCGTCGCGTTTCCGGTCATGCTGCCCGCACACTGTGCTACAGGCGGAATCATCTGCATCACAGCGCCGCCCAAAGACTGCATTGCAGCACCCATATTTTTACTAGCAGCAGACGGGCTTTTAACCAGCTCCCCGTGAATAGGGCCGATATCAATAGGAAAGCTGGCTGCGCTGCTCAGCGCACCACCGCCCACCTGTAAGCCAATGCCAATTGCGCCAATGGTAGCTGCAGCTTGATTGCCGGTCAAGCTGATATTGCTTGCACCGATGGCATACTGACTTGCAATGTTCGCGCTGCCCACGTATACCGTGTACGTGCCTGCATCCACCTTGACAGAAATATTGCCGTCAAGGAAAGAACAACACCATGTGACGGTCAGGGCGGCGACATTGTTCACCTTATCAACAGGGATAGACACGGTTCCAATGAACGGCACATACAGCAGCATTTGGCAGTTCAACCGCTTCCAGTCCGACACAGGCCACGGAATCGGAATAACGGTTTCACGTTTGATTTGAGAATGCCCCATGACGCCGCCAGAAACTCCGGTGTCAAAGTCACCCAAAAAGACATTTTGATTGCTCTGCGGGATAACACTTGCCTTAATAGGAATCCAGATGCAGGAGCGAATGCAATCCACAGCTGCGCCACCGTACACAAAGTTCTTTGCCAGATACTTGATAGCCTTATCCGTGGAGCTTTCTGCACCGCTGTAAGTTTCCGTGGTGCTGCCGATACGGGAAACAACGCCACCTTTTGAATCAAGCATCGGCGGATATGTGTCCACCGTGTTAACCTGTGTTGTTTTGGTCTGCACGTCAGAAATCATCTGCCCAAAATCGGCGGTGATATCCTGCTGAATGCTATCAATCAGGCGGGAAAGCGCCGTTTTGTTCATGACATAGGTAGTAACACCGGAACTTTTGCCAACTGCAGACAGGATGAACGCGCCCTGCGTGCTATCAATGCATTCATCTGTCACGTCAAGCGCCACGCTGGTTACAGTCGGACGCTGTGCCACGTTCTGGCGGCTGTCCTGCACGCGGTAGCTATCGCCGGATGCATCGAACTTGTTGTGACCGTATACGATGTACGCTTTAGTTTTCTTGATATCGTCCGCAAAGGTCGCCAATGCGTCGATAGTACAAGAGAATTGCCAGTTATTGGCGTTCAACGCGGTGATGTCTTCAATCCAATAGTATGCGTGGGTTTCTTCAATGTAACAGTAGTTGTATTGCGGCGAGATATTCAGGCTGTTCAGGCGCACGTAAAATACCGGCGCTTCCATGCTGCAGGCCCGTTTCATGTAAAACGGAAATTCGTCCGGCAAATCCGCCAATGCAATGCGTTTTGTGCTGTTGAGCCGTTTCGAGACTTTGCCCAGATGTGCATGATAGCCGTGCTCAATACCTTCGTTATGGTCTGCCATGAATTTCTCCTTTCTTATAAAATAAGGGCCGGGCTTTCACCCGGCCCACACATTCAGTTGTTGGGTTGATATAGAACCGTTTACGGTTCGTCGGACATGAACATCAGAATTGCGTTCTGCGTTGGGTTCTGCGTGTAATTCATCTTCCAGTGATGTTCGGTGTTGTAGTACTCACCAGAGATATTGAACGGGGTAGTGTACACGCTATCCTGATAGTAGGTCGTCGCCATGGCCTTGCGGTCATACAGCAGGCCCACGACATAGGACAGAGCGACCGCACCGCCCGTCACCTGTTTGCCCGTGTTCACGTCGAACTGCGACGGGATGCAGGAGATAGCGGGTTTGTCGTTTACACTCTGCCAGAAGTCAACCCCTTCGTAATTGCCGAAACTCAGATAGCCGGGGCCAAAGATGGCAGGATAGACCCAGCTTCGTGCGTCGTTGATAAGGGGCTGATACAGCAGCAGTTTCTGTTCGCTCTTCGGGGTGTGACGCATAAGATGCAGCGTGTTGCCGCCGTCGTCGGTGCATACAGGGGTCTGGTGGTAAAGAACACTGCTGTTTTCCATCAGGCTGCTGGTAGTTTCCAGCCACGACACGAAAAAGGAAAGAAATTCCTGCAGATGGGCGGTCAGCAGGTCATGCGTGGTGTAGGTCGTACCACGGGCCGCGTTGAAAGCTTTGGTCAGATTCACATGGCATTCATCGCGGTCAGAGTTGTACAGCGCACCCATGAAGTTAATGACCTGTGCACGGTTCTCTGCGGTTTTCCACCGTGCGATATCGTTTGCGATTTCGATGGTCATGGCAGCAAGGAACGCGCTAAACTCGCTCTCACTGGTGAACGCGGTCTTGAGCTGGTTCCGGAAAGTGGTATAGCGCTGGTTCAGCACCTTCTGCCCACCGTAGAACATTTCCAGCGGATAGCGCTTCTTGATTTTGTACATGTCCACGCTGTTACCGTCTACCAGAATATCTGCATTCTGCACGGTGTTGACGAATTTGGATTCGTCGAAATCGCCAGAGAAGAAAGCGATTTCACGGACAAAAAGTCCCCATTCCTGCCGGTCGGTCTCGATGCTGGTAAACCGGCCTGCATAAGAACGGCTGGAAATGACGGTACGCGCAATCATGTTAGAAAGCGCCTGCAGGGTTCCTTCCATGCTCTGGTCAAGGCACATCTGTCCGACCTGAATGAAACTGGCGGTGTTGATGGCCTGAATGGTAGCAGTCTGTCCGGTAACTTCCTTTACCAGCGCATTGGCAATGGTGTAAATGTCAGTCGGACGGAACACGCTCATGCCTTTCAGTTCAGGCATGTTAGTACGGGATTTTGCCATTGTGTGCTCCTTTCTGCCGTTACTTTACGGCGTTAAAGTCGGGGCTTGCAGGCGCTTCGGCAGGCTGCACCAGCCCAAGAATGATATCTTCCACACTGGTAACGGGGGCAGGATTTCCCACGGTGCCAGCGGTCGGAACGGTTTTTGCGTTGATGGCGGCGGTCAGGTCTGCAATCTGCTGCGCCATTGCCGCCATAGGGTCAGGGGTCACAGGCTGCTGTACTGCAGGAGCGGCAGCGGGGGCCGCGCTTTGTGCCGGGGCCGTGATAGGCTGGCCCTGCTGCGCGCGTTCCAAAGAAAGCATCTGCTGCACCTGCTGTGCCGTGAATCCCATTTTGCCAAGGGCCAAAATATCGTTGATAGTCATGTGAATCATCCTTTCCACCGGCTCGAACCGGTTCTAACATCGACGTGTGTAAAAGTCTTATAAATGCCAATGCCGCCGCTGTTTCCTAAAAAGATTTCAGCAATCGCGGCGACTTCGGCGGGGGTCTTTGTGCGGACAGGCCGGTGCATTTTGTCATAGTGACCCACCCAGATATCTGCAGCCAGCCCATAAAGATGCTTGCTGTGGGGTGCGCTGCCTTTCTGCTGCCGGTTCCAGCTTGCAGTGCGGAATCCGCTGTTGATGTGCACCGCGTCGCCGCATACCTTGCGAATGTTTTCCAGCAGTTCAACAAGTCGGGAATCAACTGCAACAAAGTCCTGCCCATCCTTGCACTGAAACTCTGAAAGTTTAAAATGCTCAGACAAACGGGCATTGCCGTCCACACTCATAAAATACACGTTTACCATGGATTCACCCCCTTTCTTGTTTCTGAAAGCAGAACAGGAGCAGAAAGCCCCAGATGCATAGAGGATGCGGTGTTCTGCTCTCAGAAACGCGGGGGCATGGAAAAGGAAAAGCCAGCCGCGCACCCTTCCGGGGTGTTCCTTTTGTGCGGCTCCCCCGCTCCTTAATCATACACCCTTTAGTCCTTGATGTCAAGATAGTTTCGGGTCTTGAGCAGAGCGGGGACAGACGAAAAATCAACTTGTCCTAAACAAATCATAGGGCGCAATTCAGGGTGTACGGCCTGCAGCTGCGTTGCTGCCTGCGGGCTGCTCCCATAGTGCTCCCTGCCGCTGTGGGGACTTTCACAGATGTAATAGTGCAATTCGTCCATCTGGTACGCATACAGCCCAGCGAATGCGAACAGGGGGGACATTCCTTTTAAACTGCGGGGACGCACGTTTTCCAAATTATTGTAGGCAAATTCATTCTGCATTGCCATCCGGTAGAAATCGCCTTTCCCCGCAAGGTGTTTCATCAAGGCCGTTTGCTTGCGGCGGTCGCTGATACGGTCGCTATGCGGCATCGCAATAAACACTCCCGTATCGGTCATGCACCATTCGTGCCCGCTCCTTGACATTTTCGCCACAAGGTTGGTACATCCCAGCTGTTCAAGAATCGGGCTAGAAATGTCGAACGCATTCGCTAAAAGCCACATGCGCAAGGGCGGCTTTCCTTCCAATTCTCTGTTGCCGCACACAGTAACATAGGCGTTTAAAAGCGCTTCTCCTTCAGCCTTGCGTTTTGCAATAATTCTTTCAGGGATAAATTCATCAAAAACAAGGTCTGAAAACACACTGCCGTTAAATCCGCGGATGCCCGCGATTGACGGCAGCGCCATACCAACAGCACGTTTGTTGCCGATGTGCCATTTCTTACGCCCGTCTTTGTCCTCTTCGTCCGTGTATTCAATATCACCGATTGAATAGGAGATTTTGCCAGCCTTAAGAATACCGATATCATACCCCACGGACTGCAGGGCATTAAAAGGATTTAAATCCGGGTCAGCAGCGACGGCCTGCAATTCGTTCACGGTACGACGCATGTACAAGAAATACTTGTTTTCATCAAGCATATATTTCAGCGTACCAAACGTTTTACCTACTTGACGTTTACCAATAATAATATTGCACCAGCAACCTAAAGCGGCGACAGCCGGGATATTCACCCAACCGTCGCCGGTATACAGGTCAAGCGCAATATCTTTGTTGCGCTTGCTCATAATTTTATACCTCTACTTCGTCCGTGTTTTCGTCGTATGCGTTACGAACGGCAGCTTCGACGGCCTGCGCGGCATCTTCGGCAAAGTAGACACGATAATTGTCGTAGTATTTGCCGTTCTTGCCTTTGTTGGCGCTGGCGGTGATGAACGTGCTCTTTTCGCCCTCAACCAGCCGCATACCGTACAGGTCAATGCCGTACAGACGCAACGTAAAGGTCAGACAGTTGTCTGCGACCTGCCGCACGTTACGCACAACGGCCTGCAGATTGTGGAGCGCTTCCAAGGTGACGCGGGGGCCGTCTGCGGTTTTCTTCGGGGTGGATGCGTTGTTCTTTTTTGCGAATGCCATAATAATTCTCCTTTGTTGTCTGTCAGTTTATGTTCCATGTGGAACAATTTACTTTGCGGTGTTGGCTGCGATGGTGCGCAACAAATCAATAATGGTGTCCTGCTTCTGTTCAATGGTCTGCAGATGGGAAATTGCGTCAGTCTGGTTTGTCTTGACCTCTGCCATTTCATCCACAAAATTCTCGAAAAAGTCGGTCAGCTTTTCAAGAATTTCTTTCAGCTTGTTATTGATATCCTGCATATGTTCACCCCTTAGAACATCCAGCGAATAAGGAACTGCAGCCCGGCAGGGGTCGCACGTTCCGGATAAAGCGCGGTCGGGTTCTCCGGCAAGATATCCGCGATATGATGATTGTACGCTTTCAGGTAAGTATACAGGTCTGCAAGAGACCTCTCCCCGAACGCGTGCGGGTCATACGTGGGGGCGAACGGGAACGCCTGCCGTGCGGCTTCCACCAGAGCGGGACGGGGCAACGGCTGCTGCGCTCCCAGATTCTGCACCGCGTTTGTCAGCTGCCCCACAGGGTCGAACACAAGTCCGATAACGTTCCCCGCGATATCTTCCCAGATTTCAACCTTCGTGATACTTGCCATGTTAAATCACCCCGTCCATGTCTGCCAGATTCAGCAGATTCCGCATATCCACAATGTCCGCGCTCTGAACGACCGCGCCGAATTTCGTGCGCTCAAAATCGTACAACTTGAACGGCTTATCCGGAAACGCCGCTTTGAGACGTTCCATCAGCTGCGCGCGGTTCTGTACATCGACCACGCAAATGGTCTTGATACCGTCCTCAAACTTGCAAATTGCGTTCATGTAATAGCCTGTCAGTTTCATAATATTTTCCTTTCTGTCCGTTGTGTTGAAACCGGTCTGGTTTCTGATTATATTGTAACACATCGGCAGCGCCGATGTGTTAACAAACTATGAACAATTTGTGAAACTATCAACACGTTAACACTGCTAACGCAAGACAGTTAGCACCACCAACAAACAAGCATTTACAAACCCACCACCCCGGAACAACAAAGCAAATCGCTAAACAAATCGCGTTGAGGACGCACAACACCCCACAGCACAGCATAATATCACAAAATTTCATATTGATACCTCACATTCCATTAAAAGGCTACGTTCATCCGATACCCTGTATTCGCGGGGGGTCATAACGACCCATGATGCAGATACCGTAGGTTTTGCAAAGTCCGTTCGCCTGCGTATCGGTTCATCATGGTATGCCAGACATTGACCGCCTGCAGGGGATATTAAAAGGCCATCTCGCAAGTTGTCAATGCTGCCATCAAGGGCCTTGACACCGGCTTTTTTGTTTACACCCGCAATGGTGCTTTCAATCGTGCCGTCTGCATCGACACATGCATAGCACTTTGCGTGCAGAAATCGAAAAGCCTGCATTCCGTACCGGTCATGCGGGTGTTCGTCCTCTGCCACGCCAATATAAACTTTGCTGCCGTCTTTCTTCTCAACTACACAATCACGTAACAAGCATTGCGCACGAATAACGGCGTTGTAGTCGTCAATGGCGGGCTGTTTTTCCCCCTCAAACTTGCAACTGTCGGTGTCCCAGTAGATGACCTTTTCCCAGCCAACGCGCTTTAGCATATCCCACAGCTTGAGACGGGACATTGATGCAGTCCAAAGACCCCACAAGAAAGGAAATTTCTTTTCTTGTGATTTCTGTATGTCGGCGTCGTCTTTACTCTGCAAGTTCATAATCCAGCTTTTATGCGTGCATTCCAACGTGTCAGGGTCGCACCCGTATTCATCACGTACCGTTTTCTGCGCACATGCACCGAAAATGGTGTTGACGCAAATTTTCGCAAAAGCATAATCTGGGCTGCCTTTTTCCGATTCTTTTACACGAAACTTTTCGTAAATCGTTTTACGAAAAGAATCTGGCAAGTAATCCAGCCTAAATGCCACGCTTTCCGCTGCGACTATTTTATCATAGGTATACCCATCAATGAACCTCTGGTAGTCGTTTGAATCACAATACCAGAAAAGTGCATCGGCCCCCAGCACTCGCCCGTTATCGAGTTCATCAAGGCCCGACACGTCGGGGCACTTGCTAAACGAAACACAAGGGTCAGGACATTCAGGCTTGCACCGGGGATTGATAATACAAAGTTTAGCAATCCAGCCATACCCGGCCCTGATAAATTTTTTCAAATCCGATTCCGGCAAATCAGCAGGCAACGTTACCGGTGCACCGGCTGGAAATTTCCATAACAGCTGCTGTGACGGGTGCGCACTCTTGAAATCATAACTGTTGCAATTGGTGTATGTACGACCAGCACGCCAGCGCGTACCGTGTGTATCGCCGCCTGCCATGCAGTGATATGCAAGCGCCATCTGGTCACGGTCTAGCTGCAGCGCCTTAATAGCTGCCATGCATCGCCTGTCTGGCATGATTTCCTTGCGTACCGCTTCAATAACCATGCCGGTATTGGTGTAGGGAATTGTCGCCTGATTGTATCCGTGTTCTGTTTTCAATCGCTCAATTGCTTCGTACAAACCCAGCACATCATTAACACAGTAAGCAAATTCCGTATCTGTCAAAGGCGTATCAGGAGTACGATAAACAGTATAATCAAGGTCGCCCGCAAGTTTTGCATGCGCGCATCCTTCGGTGGCTCTGGCAAGGCTCTTTTGGAACAGCTTGAAACTATCTCGAAACTCAACACCGTTATCAAAACGCAAATAAAGGGGCTTGCGGCTTTTCGTGTACAAGCTATCAGCCAGCCCCCAACGCGCCGTTAACAGCTGCATAATATATTGATGCTCATAACCTAAGTTGTGCACATACAACACAAGCCGGTTCTTTTCATTAACTCCCCATTTATCTACCAAAGTTTCAAGCATTTCTGCCCAGTCCTCAAAGTAGCGGGGAACAATAACCACACCACCAATACAGGTCTGCCAGCTGTATGCAAAGCCGTCTGTATCGGTGTTGGTGGTCTCAATATCAAACGTCGCTGTTACGTCCAGATAGCTTGACATGTATTTCCGGCCTTTGGTGCGCTTAACTTTTCGCGGGCAGGCAAGGCGCGGCAAATATTCATCTAAGCATTCGCTAACAAGCACGCCTTGCGTTTCTCTCATTTACGTGATTCTCCTTACATAGTCTAACAGCGCTTGACCTTTTGTCGTCTGGTCGTCACTATCGGTCGCTATGATATCTTCCAGAACATCCGAATTGTTACCGGTAATAGCGTCATAAATTTTATCACTGTCGAAAAGCTTTTCTGCAGCTTTGGTGAAAAATTTCTGCACCGCCATGTCCCATTGCTCTTGTGTGCCTTTGAACCCCCGCTGCACTGCGGTCTGATACCGTGCGTCTTTGATTGCTCTCACCCCTGTGACGGTACTACTTTTCATTGTCATAAATTCACGTAGCTGCAGATATTGATGTTTAAGCGCCGTCCGGTCGGCGCTCTCTTTGGGCCGTTCATTGAAACGCGGCTTGATTTTGCCCGGCATCTGGCTTTGTGCGTACTTGTACGCGCCTGTTTTCGCCGTGTTAATAACGTCGCTTTTTTCAAGAGCACGCAACCGCTGATTTGCTGCCTTTGCCGCCTTGCGAATGACCTTTACAAGCTCCGCCTTTGTAAGCTGGTTCGGGTCTGTAGCATCGGGACTGTAATAGGCCCATGTTTGCGGCGCATACTTTGGTAAATGCTTAGCGCTTCGTGCCATGGTGATTTCCCCTTTCCGTTACCCAATACCAGAGTTTTGAGAAAACCCAAACTACTGGCGTTGACACTACGATTGCACAAAACAAACAAAGACTTCCATAAAGGAACATCAAAATAATATCGTGAATCACTGCCATATACGCATACTCATAAAACAAAGCCATAAACATTACTGAAACACCTCTATTCTAAATCCGTCCATGGTTTCCGTCAACACGCAATCTGCAGCCCCCGCAAGGCATGTGCGAATACAATCATAGAACTTGCGGATTTCGCGGGGGTCTGCATAGACACGGCTTGACGCACACCACGCGCCTTTATTGCTCGAATATACATAGATGTGACATACTTTAAATGCCGCCTTGTTTCTTGTGGTCATACTTATTATATCTCCCTTCATTATGCTGTAAATGCCTTAATGCGTTCCGATACTCAACAAAACCTTTATCCGACGCATACGCGGTCAAAACATCATGCTTTTCATCGTATCGGGCCGAACGGATTTTAATATTCTGCCCGATATCGCCCAAACGACTAAAATAGTCGTTCATGATTTCACCCCCGCCCCACAACACGCGGCAACGGGTCAGATGGTCGGTAGCGCCTAAAGTAAACTTGTGATAGTCTTTCAACGTCATATTGTACACGCTCCTTTCTACTCCTATTATAACACAAGCAGGGTGCACATATGTTAACAAATCATGAACAATTTGCATCATCGCTTTACTGTCCTAAAGTACCGGAACCGATTTTGCACTTCGGCATTGTGCACAAAATTCACGGTGATATTGGGGGAATTTTCGGCGC